ACTGTCACCAGCTCACCTCGGCGAATACCTTTGGTGATCTCATTCAGTCGTGGGAACGGGTAGACAATGTCGCTTTGCACTTCCGGCTTAGTCACCAGCTCACGCAAATCACCTGCCGACACAATACCGTCGGGTCTATATTCCCTGGCTTGCCATACAGCATTGATTATCGCGCCACTCTCGCCCTTTAAGAGGCATTCGTTAGCGTCTTTGAGTGGTAACCTAGCAATCTTAGCCTTGCCCACAGGAAGCAGCTCTGCCACTTCTTGGGCTGCTTTCTGACCGGCCTCATCCATGTCAAACATCAGGATGACTTCTTCGAAACCGTTGAGGTAATCCCAATTGTCTTTGATAGACCGACGAGCTGATGCTGCGCCCTGTGGCAGTGACACTGTGGGCCACTTATGATCCTGAATCTGACTGACTGTCATGCAATCAATCTCGCCCTCAGTGATCACGAGCTTCTTGCCTCGTGCCCAAAGATGCTGACCGAAGAAGGTCATACCCTTGCCGGTACCAAGTATGGCGAAGTCTTTATCTTTCGTGCGTACCTTCTGTGCGACGATTGCGCCAGATGTGTCTCGGTAGTTAGCCGCCCAGGCTTGCTGACCTCGATACTCAACAGTGCGATACCCAAACTTGCGAGCAGTCTCTTGTGTCAAGCCGCGAGAGCGCACACCGAGATACTCGCCTTTTAGCAACTCAGTGGCTTCTTTGACGCGAGGCTTTGCAGCGGGGATGCCCTGGCCGTTTCTCTCATGAGGCTGCACTGTCACATCACAGCTATAGCAGTGCGTGTGCCCATCATCGTAGACGTACATTGCATCACTGCTGCCGCACTTAGGCTGATCACAGGCTGTTTTGTACAGGGCTTGACTAGGCTCCTTATCAAAGAAGTCCTCGCCAGTATCTGGAACCATGATTGTATTCATTGTGAGATGTCTCCTTGATCTCGATTGAAAAGGTAGGGTCACGGGGCGGCTTAAGGAGGAGGAAAGCCACCCCGCTCTCCTTAAGCAGCGGCCCTGTGGGAGCACACTGCTGCGGCCCAGGGGTCACATGTGGGGAGACTGACCACCTGGGCTTAACCAATCTATTGGGATTAGTTTGTCGGCGTAGAGAAACCCATGCTTCTCGCACCAATCGGCGTAAGAAGTTGGGCTACCTTTATAAAGTTTGGATTTAGAACGACTAAAGACAAATCGGATTTCGATGTCCGGGCATTGCTCTTTGATCAGAAGATGTTTCTGTCGATCACCTACAGAGAAGATGCCTTTAGTTTCGACATAAAAAGTGCGGTCTCCGTTGCACACTTTAAAGTCTGGTGTATAGCGAGCGTTCCGAGCGGGATAAGTGAAGTTGATTTTGTCGGTCTCATAAACGACCGGTAGCCCATGAACTTCTAACTGATCCGCTACTCTCACTTCTAAACCAGACCTGAACCTATTTACGACAGGTTTAGTCGAGGTAAGAAGCTTCACCGAAGCTGTCATCTGCTGCTGGTGTTGTTACACCAGCTGAAGAAAAGCTCGTGTCTTGAGCGACAAAGCCGCCATCGACGCGATCAAAGCCAGCACCTTCCATATTATCAGAGGAGGTCAGGGCCTCTACAATTTGGACAGCCATGATCTGACAGGTGATGCCGTAATTCGCCGTGTTTACGTTGTAAGGATAAAGCTTTACACGCAACGCCAAGCGACTACCGCCAAACAACTCTGGCAATGATGCCTTTGGAATTGGGTGACCTTGGCTGTCAAAGAACTTTGGCTCGTACTTAGTGGCGGTCTTCAAATCGATTTCGCCAGTGTCTACGTCAGTCGTAAAACCAAGCTTGGCTTCGGAAGCCTTGTCGCCAAACTCAGCCACTGCAGCAGACTGCAGAGCTTTCACAATCGGCTGTGCTTCTTCAGGATCCATAATAAGCTGGGTCTTGTATTTCTCTTGGCCAAACTTAGTGTCTGGTTTGTTTAGCCAAACATACTTAGCCCGGCCAATCGGTGTCGTAAGAACTTGATAGGTGTTCTTGGTCATGCCTAGATATCTCCTTGTTTACATCTAGTGGTGGGTGGTGGTCGAAGTTGACCAGTGAAAGACCCAGCTCGTCTAAAGCGACAAGCAGGTCGAGTGGAAGCAGCTCACCTCTTTCGAGATGAAGACGTGCGCGGTTAAGCACTCGCTCGCGTGGATGCATAGCGGTAGCCTTATTATTGTTTAAGGTTTGGGGTGACTATATGAGGATGCGGTTCGGGAAGATTGTCTCTATAGGGTGGACATAAGTCTCCTAAGAGAAACAGTACTTACTGCGGAGGACGAGACTGACATCTAAGTTACCCCTCTTGGGCAGCTCAGGTGCTGTTACTGTTTCGCCTAAATTAGACATAACTTGCTTTAACAGGTTCAAGTAAAGATCCTTGTCTTCATACATTTCTACGAAAGCCTCGCGGATGGCCTCGTACATTCCTTGAAGCTGCGCTGGTGTTGTGGCGAAGCTGTCATGGATCAGCATGAAGTCCTTGATGCGTTTCTCCGAGTAGCATTTAGCGACTGTCTTAATCAGGTGTGCTGAATCGAGACTGTGAATTACATTCGGGCTAATCGCCGCCTTGCTCTTACGAACATCGACAGTCCCGCGTCTGTTGTTTCTCAATGTAATCTGCGTCCGGCGTTGCACCGAAGCTTCACGATCGTGCAGGTACACTTTAATCTTTTTAATCTCACGCTTCGGATAGTACTGACCAGCAGGGAAGCCTACAGGTGTAAACCAAGTCATGTGGCGACCCTCTCGTGCTGCAGTATCTGCGAGCTGCTGAAAGAACTGCATTCCGTCAGCGGCACTGCTGATGACTGTCGTGACAGCATTCCAATTGTGTCTCGCCAGGAACGTAGATGCCTGAAGGCCTTTGTCCTCACCGAAAGGGTGCTCAGTCAATTCGCCCTTTAGAAGTTTATCGCTAAGGGGGTTCATCAGGTCTTCAATCAGTTGTTCTTGGAACCCGAATTGCTTGCTCGAGTATCCGTAGGTCATGACGTTGCGTTTAACCACACTACGATCAATGCCAAACTCTAACCACTGATTGGCCTCTTCGCTTTCGCCTTCAGCTTGGATATTCTTAAGAACCTGGTCTGCGACACGTTGGTAGATGTCCATCGGTTCGGGTCCTGGAATTAAGTTAACTAACTCCGCATCTGCTTCATTTAAAGCTAGCGCAGAGAAGTGCTGCACACCAGAATTAGTCCCATCCAGCGCGGTCGGTAGGCCGCACATGTAACCTGGTCCAATCTCAATGTATCGAGAGTATTCCAATACAGCAGCCAAGAATTGAAAAGGCTTATCCGCCCCGGACCACAAATCAATGTGAGCTTTCCAGTCGCTGGCAATAGTCATCAAGGTGTCGTGGTTGTCGTCGACCCACTGAACCCGATTGTCGAAGCTACGCTTGCTGACCTTTTCGAAATCTCCCACGTTTGCCAAGTGTATCTTGAGCCAGTAGGCACCTTTGTGTGTTATCGGGCGGTCGTTAGCTAAAAGGAATAATGACTTAATGTGGTCGTCACGGTGAGGGCTGAAGTTTGGTATCGGATAGACACGACCTCGGAAGTCAAAGTTACTTGGTAGATAGAACTTATCGTACTCAGCCATCTCTTTAGCAGTACGCATGTCCTGCGCCATGACTGCGCGGTGCCCGTCGATCTCGCGGTTCTTTGCTACGACATCGCGAGCAGAAATCCGCCAGCCCTTTCTTTCTGTGTCTTCCAAAGCATCCCAGTTGTCAGGCCTGTCAGGCCGCTGTAGCTTCGTTTGCGTCGGAAACTTGCCAATCTTGATACCGTTCACCCAGAAATACTCGACAGCCTTCAGTAAATCCTTGTTGATTTTGTAGGGGGTCTCTTGGATGTGGTTAATTGATTTTAGAAACGTAGGCGGGTCAAGGACATCGCAGCTTTCGTTGCAGGTTTCTCTCTGCCAGGGGCTAGCGAAACGTATCAAATCAACTTGAGCTGATAGAGCGTCGTCGTGGTAGCAACCCGTGTTGAAAGATGTCCACGGGCGCGGCGGCACCACCATTGGACTAAAGACTGGCTGAGTCCAGCTTTCGTCATAAGCAAGCTCAGCAAGCATGTCAGATGCAGACTCAAGTAGACCAATCTTTCTAACGGTGCGCTGCTTCACGACCATGTCCCAAACTTCAAAGATGTCCGACGCGGCTAACACAGCATTTAATACCGGCTGACCAACCTTGGCTCTCTCGACATCAGACCAGGGCTCTTGCTGGAACCCTGCAGACCTGGCGATCGACATGGCTGACTTAATCCGATAACGCTCGCTACTGTGGTCACGCTTGACCTTCGTCTCAATGCGCTTCGCAAGCTTCTTGTCGTGATCTTGGAGCTGCTTAGCCCATATCTCCATTTCGATCCGGCGACCAATCTTTACCACGGTCCAGGTATAGCTGCTCTCCGATCCAACAGCATCCATGCAAGTGCTCAGCCCTAGCCACGCAAGCAGGTCGATGTTGTCTACAGCCTTCAAGCCTTTTAGCCAGTGAGAGGGTGCTCCCATCCTGCCTTCGGCAGCTTCCGTTGCAAGCATCTGCTCTAGGTAAGCTGAAACCTTATGTAAGGCCTGACCAATCATATTGTGGTTGTTTGTCTTTAGAGACCATTGGGTCATCTTTTCATTGCGGCTCTCGTAGCGTTCATGACCGGCAACAAATGCGGCTTCTTCCAACCGCTTTTCGTCCTGAGCTGAGCCTTGTTTTGTGGTCATGTTCATTCTGCCGCCTCTTTCTCTTTATTTGCTAAGTACTGCTTTCGCTGATCTACCTTGTCCTGTAACCCAAGCATCTGTAATGCAAACCCTCGACCGATAGCAGCTCCCTCAGGTGTAATCGACACACCCTCATCTTGCTTTGAGACGAAGCCTCTTTTGACTAGTTCATCTATTCGTCGGTGTATCGTCCGGTAGCTTCCTAGTTTGTTTTGCTTAGCAAGTTCGTAGATGCTGAGTGGACCGCCGCCACTTGAATAAATGTAGCTGGTTAAAACGGCCCCAATGGGGTCTTTGGAAAGTTCATTGTTTTTACTTTTAGTAACTTTAGTCTCACCCATGGCGACTGCGGTGTAATAGAGCCAAAGCTTCATCGTGTGCCTTAGGTCGTCTTCGTTATATTGATCGGTCATAATTTCTCCTTAGGCCTCCAGACTCTGAACTGAAAACCTTTCACAATGAAATATCATTTTGCAAGATAGGCATTTTGGCTAATCACCAAGTTTCTTGGGTTGACTTAGTCGAGTAGCTCGTCAGCGATCTTGGCTAAAGCTGACTGTTTACCTTTAACGTATCGAAGCGTGGTCTGGATATCTCGATGCCCGACAAACTTACTCATCATGTACGGATTAGTCCCACGCTCCGCCATGTTCGTCAAAGCTGTTGCCCTCGTCACATGGAAGACGACTGCAGTGTCACCACTAAAGTACTTCTCTCGCATCTCTTTCCAAGGATTATAGAAAGTACGATGTGACCAGTATTTATTCGGGTTCATATCTAAGGCGACTAAGCTTTCGTGCGCCCTCTTATTCAGAGGTACATCTCGTTGGTCGCCATTCTTGGTAGTCAATAGATGAACCCAATAACGACCATCTTTGTCTTGATCGACGTAAGCATCGTCAGTTCCTATCTTGCGTATCTCTCCCAAGCGCATTCCAGTATTAATAGCGAAGACAAAGAAGTGCTCAATCCAGCTTTGCTGGTGGCCTCGAAAGAAACGACTAATCAATAATACTTCTTCCTCAGTAAAATGCTTAGGACGACCTCTACGGGGTACCTTCATCCATTTTATCTTAGGTGCCTTGTCGATGTATTCCATATCGACCGCATGGCCAAAGACCATCGAGATGGCACTGTTATAATGATTGATTGTATTATCAGTAAGGCCGACTGCACGAAGATGATCCTGAAACCTGTGCAGATCCTTAGGTGCAAAGTCAGACATACGCTTGTGACCGTAGCCCGCAAAAGCACAGAAGCGGTCTAGCTTTACTAAACTTTCTTCTAAGTGCTTTCGCGATGCTCCGTCCCAGATACGACTAGCTTCTTGGTCGATAAACTCTACAAGACTAATCATTTGATCACCCTTAAGTGCTGCTTCTTAACCAGGTCGAGATAATCACGAAGCTGTTTAATCGACATACCCTTTAGGTCGTGCCTAAGAGGCCACCCGTGATTGTCGTGTATCTTAATGATGTCGTCTTCTAGGAAAACACGTTGCTCTTCTCGAGACACCCTTTGTAGGAACTTGGGACTACGCATTGTACACCACCTTTCCTGAGATCACGTTTCCGGCTTCACGATCGATTAGTCGAAGCATGATCATGTTCAAGGCTTCATAAGTTTCCTTCTGATGAGCACTGTTCTTATAAACAGCCTCAGCCATCTGGCTAATGCAGTTTTCTTGGTCTACGCAACGCTTCTCGAGCTGCTCAATGCGCTCAAGAAGTTCTCTAGGGTCTAATGTATTACTCATGGGTGTCTCCTGATGTTGTCCCACTACACGGGTTAACTCTATAGGGTGGACATAAGTCTTGATGCTCATGACGCACCCCCAATCAGGACGCTTCCCCACTGCTCAGCCATGGCGGCTGCAAGACCAGGAAAGAACTTCGAGCGAAGCTTCCATCGGTCAGCCGAGGGTGGTGCTTTATGTATATCGTCACGGGCCGTAGAGCCATCTACAGAGCCAGTGTGTTGCAGCGGCGGTAGACCCTTAAGCCATAAGCATGTGCGCTTCTTGACGTTGTCAGGGCCTTCCTCAGACGTTGCGAATTGCCAAGGCTGGACCGACTGAGCAAACTGCTCGTAATTACGGATCCGCTCTTTAGCGTGGCGGTGCATGACTGGGTTCTCGACAGCAAGAAAAGGAACGTCATGGTTCCAGATGTCGGAGAAGAGCGCAGCACCCTCTTCCAGCTCGGCCCACATGTCTTCTAGGGTCCGGCCTTCCGGCGGCTTGGTCAACCAGCGCACACCGCTGTTGCACAACCTGGTGCAAGGCGGATGAGCGACCATGACCATGTCCCAGGCTTCCATGCCCAGGACACGCCTGATGTCGTCTTGGATGTGTCGGTTAGATCTGTCGTCGGCCGGTAGCACATCGCAGCTCCAGGTGTCGAACCCTTGCTCTGCAAAAGCCTGACGCACGGTACCGGATGTCTCACAACCGATGAGTACTCTGATGTTGTCTTTGGATATCATGACATGTCTCCTAGGTCGTATCCGTTAATCCACAGTTACAAACTAAAGAGAGGTATCGGGTGGTAGCGGAGGAGGGACTTGAACCCCCGACACGCGGATTATGATTCCGCTGCTCTCCTTAGTCTGTACCTTAGTATAACCTAAGAGGGCAACGGATGCAATAGGGAAACATAGGGGTGGACATAAGTAAAAAAACACCGATCGCCCTTATCCGTTGACTGAGGGTAACCGATGTTCTTCTGATGTTATTTACTCATGAGAGCAAGCCTAGTCAGGATGCACACGAGTAGACCGATGACAACTGCGTCACCGATAGTAATACCGAATGAGTGGACCATAGTTTATTTTCCTTTGATGATTGGCATACAAACGGCGACATGTCGCTCGCTCTCTGCGTTGTGAACAATCGCCTTTCTAATACACTGATGATAGCCTTGGTGTACCTCTGCAGTGTTTGCTCGCCAAACGCCCGTTCCGGGCTGCAGCTCTATTAGGAGCATTAGGACAAAGGTCATGGCTGCATTCTCTTAATCATTCTTATTGCTTTTGCATTAGCGATCATACGTTCGATTAGATTTAGATTGCGCCAGCTCGTTAGGTCTTGCAGCGTCCGGCCGCAGGTTCCGCAAGCGTCGAAGTCCCAGTTAACTTTGCACTGTTTCTTGCAAGGGCTATCGCCCAAGTTAATCTTTTTCACTTCTTACCACCGAACTGAGACACTGCCCAACGGATGCCCATGCTCGCTGCTATACTCGCGCAAAAGATTGCGGTGTACCAAGACGGGGCATGTTCATTCAGATGCCGCCAGCCTTGTGCGACATGGTCTTGTGTCCACGGCAGGAAGGAGCCGATGAAAGGCGCAAGAATCACGGCTAACGCGATCTCGTCTTTGTAGCTGTATTGCGTCTGCCGGAGTGCCTCGAGATCCCAGTCCGTTTCACTGTCGGCGCGTTTCTCGATCATTCTAATCTCAGCCGTAAGTTTGGCCTCAGCTAGTTTTGCTTTCGCTGCGCTTTTAGCAGCTCGCGCCTCGACTACGCCTTGGGCGACACCGCTGACAGCTCCGATAATAGCTTTAATCATTGTCTACACCTCTTAGGGTATCTGCGAGCTCATTGGCTCGACGACCGACCTGTCTTGCGTAACGACTGTCCAACAATTCGTCAGCAGCCGCTGGGTAGTTACCCTCGCGCAGGTGGCCTAGTGTTTTCTTAAAACCGAGCAGCCGGTTGATGCCCATGTTGAAGCACAGGTTAACAAGCGTCTCTTGGACAACCTCGGGGAAGTAGACGAAGCCGCTAATGTTATTCCGAAGATCGACCAGGCAGTTGACTATGTCGTCCTCTAAGATAAGCATTGCAGCTCGCTCGGAGATCGGGTTGTCGTCTAGGTTATGTCCCACGCCGATCGTCAGCTTACCTTCGGTACACCGATAGGGCTCCAGGCGCAGGCCTTCATGTTTAATAAGTGTTTTAGTCAGCCGATCCATGTTCATCGTCGGTGCTCTCCTTGTTGTTGTTACCGAACCAAGACTGGACTGTAGGGGTTTCATAGATCCGTAAACCCATCCATATGATTGTAAATAGAGACGCAATAGGCGGCAGTATTTCACCAAGGCTTCCGACAGTTGTTCCAATAGCCGCAGCATCCATGAATATCTTCTCATTGCTTTGCATGTACCTAGCCCTTCTCAGCTCGGTTGATTAAACGCTCGATGTTTAGGTTATGTTGGCGAAAGAGTTCTTCTATTTTCTTTTCACACTCTTTAACTTTAGTCTGTTCAGTTTCAATCTTGCGCTCTAGCTCCGAGATCTTTCTCGAGCCTGCCCAGATTAGGCCGATGACAATCACAACCTGGTCCCAGTGTGACGTGATTAGGTCTTCCATTTACTTTTGTACCTCGTAAGTAGGTTTCCCTCTCTCTCCTTACTGTGTTCCAAAAGTTATTATCGATGTCAGTTAGATCCATCTCAATCTTCATAACGATGCCTGATGTATGCCTTGACGTTTGCCATCTCGCCCGTGTCATCATTGTAAACAACTGAAAAGCACCACGGCTGGTCTGTTACATCGTCAGGCAGAGGGAATGTCAGGCTGTGTTCTTCGCACCATTCGCGCATGTAGTTAATAGTGGAGATGATATACACATCAACCCACGGCTCGACAGTGTTGTCAGCGTTGTGGATACGCGCATAAAAGATAGACCGATGGGTTGGCAGTGAAGTCGGCGCGTTGCTTAGATAAGTGCCGTGGCTCTGCACGAAGACAAACTTCGCTGTCTTGGTCGAGTTGGTCAGGTCGTGCTTTATGCCGTGCCAGCCCAAGAGGTCATCGCCATAGGTATCTACATCGCAGCCATAGGCGGCGAGTGTCTCCGCTGTTGGTTTCGTGAAGTCATAGAAGCTGATGCTGTTGTCATTGTAAGGTGGCCTGTAAGCACCATACTGACCAATGACGTTCTGTGCGTCTGACGTTAGTTGCTCGACAGTATATTCTGGGAAAGCCTCGACAAGACGATTGATTTCCGTCAATGCCTCTGGTCGGTCGCATGAATAGTCTATGCGTTTGATTTCACCATTCATGTAAACTTCATCCCTAAAGTTGCGAGTGAAGTCTGGCTGAATGTTTTCGTTATAAACCTTTTCGGCCTTAACGTCTTCGAAGAACTCGCGCAACACACTTTGGCATTCAGCCTCCGTCGTAGCGGAGCCAGCTTGAACTTCCGCATAGCCTACCTCTGGGTCGGTGGCGGCTAATCTTTTGTAACCGTCTTCGGTAATAACTGAGTATTCATACATAATATACTTACTCCAGTTCTATGGTAAATAGCGTTGTGTTGTTGCTAGAAGGGAACGGGTTGGTCTGGCTTGCCCAAGTCCAACTACTATTGAAACGGAAGGAACTGTTGCTGTAACTTTCGGCAATTTGAGCAGCATAAGTAGCAGAAGACCGTGTTAGGTTTTTAATAACAGTTCCCGATGAGTTCTTTAGCTTCATCCTTGTAAAACCAGAATTAGCAGGAACCCCTGCGGTGTTTGCGGTGTATTGTGCCGGCGATGAGCTTAAATCGAACAAGCTCAATCGAAGGGTGCCACCAATATTGGAAATCAAGCTCATGAACTGTGTGTTTCTACCATTCATTGTAAACGTAGGTCTGTTAGTGACGTATGCATTGCCACTAAAATTAACAGAGGGTGTATGAAGGGTGTTTCGCATGTTCCATGACTCAGGGTTGTATTGCCCCGACGGCACATAAGTTGAGTTACCACTAGCTATTTGACCGATGCCTGCACTAGCCCCATAAAAACTACTGAACGTCATCTGACTGTTCGCAGACGCATTGAGCAAACCACGAATGTCGCTGTCATTCATGCTGGCTTGAGTGCTGGATGTACCGCCAGCTTCAACGTGCAAATCGTTTAGGCTAATCTGCCCACTTGTCTGTAGTGCCATAATACGCCTCCGCTACTTCTTAAGATTGATAGCCAATAGCGACACCAGTTTGTGGAGCTGGACGCGGAAACGCTCAACCTTCTCAATGTTAGTTTGTTTGCCTGTTAGGTTAGCCAGGATGCTGGCAATGGTGACGATCGAGGTAATTGCGATTACTGCAGTTTCAATCATAGGATTAACCTTTCTTTAGCTCTTCTATTTCTTGTTTTAATTCCTTAACGGCCTCGACAAGCAAGCCAATCACTTGGTCATACTGAACAGTCTTATATGTCTCGCCTTCTTCGCCGTGAAATACAGCCTCATCCTCAATGACAGCAGAGGGGAGAACCTTCTCTAAATCTTGAGCAATCAAGCCAGCCGACTGGCGGTCATCTTTGAGGTAGGTAAAGGTGCAACCATTAAGTTGCTGCACTTTGGTCACTGCGTCCTCAATCGGTGCAATGTCCTTCTTGAGGCGAATGTCTGAGATGGTGGTGGAGTATGCGACTACGTTGCCATCGACATGCAGGTCGCCGTCTGTTTCCAATCGCATGCGTTCTATAAGAGCAGTGCCACCGCCAGCAGCACGATTTTCAAACCTTAACTCACCGCCCGGAATTGTTGAAGCCGTAGTGGCTTTACACCTAATGACGCCAACGACTTGTTGTCCACCAGAAGAAGTATCATCACTCTTAAACTCAATCGAGCCAATGTCATATGGCGTAGTGCCTACTCCCCCACCCGTAGTCCCACTTAGCCGAAGAACAGCACCAGAAGTGTCTGATATTTCAAGATTTGTGTCAGGGCTTGAGTTCCCGATGCCTACCCGCCCGCTGTCGATGCGCATAGCTTCGGAGCCAGCAACAGTGCTAAATGTTAACGTATCAGCGCGTAAGCCGCCAGAGAGGTAGAGGTTTTTGAAGCGTGCGGCGCTTTGGCCTAAGTCCGTAGTGTTATCACTCAACGAACCCGAATTTGTTACAGGAAGAACTGTTTTTGATGAAGCGGCAAAACGTAAAGCGGCGTGATTGGCGTCACCACCAGCAATAAAAATGTCATCATTAACAGCACCAATCGACCCGACAATTGTGCCGTCTTTGCTAAACCGCATAATTTCGCCATCGCTACTGAGGCGATTGGCTTGCAAGCAAAACGAAGCCGAACGAGTAAAAAATCCACGCCCACTGTTATCAAGCCTAGCGCCTTGAGTTCCGACATCGGTAGTAGTTTTGCCAACCAGCACACTCCCGCTGCTTTCGATGCGCATGCGTTCTGAGCCAGCAGTCTCAAAAGTTAAGTTTGCTGCGCCACCAATTCCACTCTTGATGCGAGTGTTAACAGTTCCACTAGCCGACTTGAAAAGTATAGAGGGTGTTCCCCCAGTGCTTTCCAGTAACGCTTCAAGATTTCCCGTTGGGGCTACAACACTCAGCCCATCAGCCGTGACTGTGCCAGTGACATCAACGCCTGTGGAGGTGGTGGCGAGTTTTTGGGCGTTATTGTTGTAAAGTAAAGTTGCACCATTGCTTAGGGCGTATAAATAATTCTCACCACTAGCACTTTGTAATCTTAGATTATCGCCTCTAAGTAGTAAATCGCCAGTGCCAGCATCTTTAATATAACTATGACTGCCGTCATGATAAATCTGCAAGTCAGAGCCAGCACCGAAGATGGCTTTACTATTATCAGCAAACTTTAGGGCTTCATCGCTAGCCAGCCATTGGAGTTTTGCAGTAGTGCCTGTGTCTTCGTACAGTTCAAAATCGCCGTTAGCAAAACTCTTTAATCGGTTAGTGCCTCCATTGCGGATGCGAAAGTCGCCAGATGAATCCTGACCTATGGTTACAGTATCTGTCGGAGTGCTGTGGTTTAGTGTTATCATATCCACGCTAGAGCCATCAACAGTCAGCCCATCAGCCGTGACCGTGCCAGCGACATCGATGCCTGTGGAGGTGGTGTCAAGTTTTGGGAAATTGCTGTAATAAAGCGAGACAGCCCCATTTGTAACTCCCCGCATCATGTAAGAGCCATTAGTTGATTGCACTGTAAGGTCATTCACTTTAAGGCGTAAATCACCTGTGCCGACCTCGTGAATATAACTATGACTGCCATCATGATAAATCTGCAAATCAGAGCCAGCACCGAAGATGGCTTTGTCGTTGTCGCCAAAGGACAGGTCGCCCGTCATTGTATCGCCAGCCTTCGCAACCAATGTCGCACCATCAGCATAGGCATCTACCCAAGATGTGCCGTTATAGACTTTCATATCCCCGGATTGCTCGTTGAAATATAGCGCCCCGGCGACGAGGGAATTGCCATCATTATCGACGCTTGGATCGCTGTTTTTTGCTCCGAGGTAACGATCATCGAAGCTATCGAAAGATGCCAATGCGGAATCCCGTGCGCTTTCGGCAGAGGTTTTCGCGCTCTCAGC